GCCTGGTCGGAGGTTTGTGGCATAGGTGGAGCATACTGTGGATTATTAGATTCTTCTTTGATTTGTTCATCAATCTCTTCCATTTCTTCATCGGTCTGACGAAGAACCTGGCGGCGAATCCACTCATGCGAATAGTACTTACCGGCATAGTCATCAATATCTCTCAACATTGTAATGCGATCTCTAAGGATTTCTGTTTCCTTAAGTTCAGCATAATAATTGTCTTGAGAGAATTTATAACGAATCTGATTCTTAAGTTGTTCCCATTCCTCGTATGTAATAATACCTTTGAGTACTAATTGTTTTTCAAGGATTTTAGTGAATAGAGTCGCAAAACGGTTGCGGAGTCTATTAATAAATTTAGAAAACTTGACTTCATCTCTGGTAATTTCATTAGATCTACCAAAGCCAAATTGTGTTTCAGTGTCAAGTCTTGAAATTGGAACATTTAGAGCTTGATATAATTTCTTTTGGAAGTAAACAATATCTTCAATCTGACCTAGATTCTGCCCACCAGGGAGTGTTGTGATTTCTGTTCCTCTACCTTCACGGCGCGGCAACCAGAAGTCCTCAAGCATTGTCATAAACTTGCGGTCATCGCGAACCTCACCAGTGGAAGAATCATACACAAGCTTGTTTTTAAAGCGAGTCATCTGATCACGAAGGTATTGTTCCGCTTTCATCTTTGGTAGGTTACCAACGTCGATGTAGAAAATACGGCGTTCTGGTGCTCTACTGATTCGATAAATGACCAGCGAGTCTTCCATGGAACGAAGCTGGTTAAGTGGCTTAATAGCTTTATGGAGATACGATTGGACTAGGTCACCATTGATTGATGTAAGACCTGATGTGTTGTGAATAATCGAGTCTCTAGCAATCTTGATACCACCGATGCTATTATTAGGAATCGAAGATGAATTACCAGATGATTTAGCAAAACCTTTATCATTAAAGATATAGTATTCTTTACTGGTCTGGTTTGTTGGAACATTGTCAGCTAATTTTTTACGCTTTACTTCTCTGACCTTACGAATCTTTCGTGGGTCAATATAACGAAGTTCAATAATACCAGCTTTAGGTTGTTTCTCATCTAGAATAGCATGGTAATATAATCTACCATCTACATACCAACGTTTGAAGATTTCGTAACCCTGAGCATTAAACTCAAGAAGTTTTAGAACATTTCTAAATTCATCTACAAATAGTTTTTTAATTCGGTCAGATAACTCAGTGTCATCAAGAATCAATTCAACAGGTTCGGTCTCTGGTTCCTGAGTGACTACCTCATTTACGATATCATCTATTGCTCTGTCGATTTCCGGATGATATGACATTTCACGGTACTTATTTACTAATTCGGCTTCAGTTCTTATTGAACCATCCAAATCTACATAAGTACCGTAAACACCACCTTCCGCAACAATTACCGCCCCATCATCATTCGTTTTTGGTGCGAATGAGATGGGTTCCGGATTTTTTCGTTTAAGTTCAAAACCAAACAATTCCATTATAAGATCACCATTTCATTTAAAGTAAATTAACTTAGTGTACCAGTGTTACCTGGTGCTGTAACTTCATACCAATCATATGAGAAAGTAGTTTGAAATGTTTCAATCTGATTGGTTGAATCCCAACTCAATTCAATTGGTGAGATCTGAGTTGGAAACAGACCGTAGAAACGATATGTTCTAACAATGTCACCAGTTTTGGCATATTGATGTACGTCAGCCTGAAACTTATATGTTGTTGGAGATGCTCCAGCCGTATTTCTATTTCCGGCTAATGAATTGATTTTATTGTGCCACAGTTCTAATGCATGACGAACTTTAAAATCTTCATCATTCATTACCTGAACTGACCAGTCATCAAATGTACGATCACCCGCAACTTTAATTTTACGTCCCCAATATCCCACCTCAATTGGTGGGATTGTTGATCCAGGCAAAGATGTTGCCATGATCATAAATGGTGCAATATCTTTTAAATCTGGTGTAAAAGTACTTGAAAGAATTACCTGAAATAGTGTAGGGCGAGCACCACCTAGTTGTAGATGAGCTCTAATATCATTTACTGCAAAAGCCATATTTGTTCTCCTTATCTTTATTTATTTACATTAGCCTGTGATTTCTGAGAACTCTACACCACTACGTACAGCAACAAAGTTAAGCTGGATGTAGTTAATTGATCTAGCAGGCTTGATGTAGATATCGCCGACAAATCTATTGCTATCAATTACCTGTGGTGTGTTATTTGTTTCATCACAGACAACCTTGAAGTCATAGATACCACGACGACCTAGAACATCTCTTAGATAAGGTTCAATCAAATTACGGAACTGAGCACGAGTAAATTCGTCGTTGAACTCGAATAGAAGTGCTCTGGACGCATTTGAAATTGCTTTTTCAAGGACAATGAATAGACGACGAACATTAATTCGGTCAAATGCCGAAGGTTTAGCTAGTAGTGTCTTATCACCGTAAAGAATTGGTCCCTGACCAGAGAGATTAACAACTGGGTTAATACCATTCTTATAGAGTTGATCACGCTGCGCAAGATTTGGATTGAATGCAAGCTTAATTACATTCTTGATGGCGCCGCGAGATGTACCTGCTGGTGAGAACCAAGGGTCACGAGTCTTATCAGTTCTTGCACAAAGACCAGCAATATCACCATTAAGCGGGATGTAACGATAAACGTCATTGTACTTATCGTACATATACTTGTAACCGGAATCTACGACTGCATATGATGAGTTTCTAAGATTAGATCTAAATGTTAGAATCTGTTCCACAGGTTGTGTCTGATTAACAACTGCTGTGCTTGGTGGTGAAACAAACACCACACAGTCTCTACGAACTTCAGCAAGGTTGTCAATAAGATAATTAGCTGATTGAGTTGAATTTACACCACGTGAAGTACCAGTCATAATTAGTGAAATGTCAACATCGTCTGGTGAAACGAATAGATCATATGCTCTGGCAACATCACCGAATGAAATAGTTGCCTCACCATAATTTCTATCAGAACCACCACCATTAAATGATAGTGTAAGTGGTGTTACATTTGTTGATGTAACAATGTTCATTGCTGTATTTGACACCGAGTTAGTACGATCGGATCCAACCCAAACATAGTTTGACTGTGAATTGATTACAGTTTTGTAGTAGTTTGTTGTACCATCTGAAAGCTTGGAATCGGTAGCTCTTGAAAGACCATTATAGACTTCAAGAATAGAACCTGGGCTTCCAGTAAAGTTACCTTCCTCATCTACTACAACTACGTGAACTTCATCATTCTGAGCCGCATTGTTACCAATTTGAAGTGAAGTATTACCATTCACCTCCACATAAGTAGATCTACCTGGCGCAGAATCAACTTGGCTAAAATATTCCCAATAACGATTTACTGCTGAAGTATTAATTGCTTCAGAGAGCTTAAGAGGTTGATCAAATGTAAGTGTAAAGATAGCGGTGTTTGGATTTGATGTATTTGATGTAGCACTCTTTGAAATAACTTTCAAATATTGAACACCTATTGTAGAAGTATTACCTACCTGAATGTAATCACCAAGAGTAATTAAATCAGAAACAGTATTTGCAACGGCAATGTCAGCAGCACCAGATGTAAAATTAAGAATAACATTAGCTTGTTTTGAACCAATACCAAGTTCTAAACGAGTGTTTGCGTTATCTGTTGATACTCCATAACTTCTAAGATTAATAGACGAATTATACTGTGAAGTACTTCCACATACAGATACCTTGAGTGAATTGCCAAGCTCACCTACATAACGTGCAACAAAGGTTGGGCTGTTTGTGCCGAAGTTATTAGCCTTAGCAATATAATCATCAGAATTCAGAATAGTATATGAAGCACTTGCAGCAAGTGAATTGTTGCTTGTCGCAATAGCTGAAAACTGATTAGCGGATACTGCACGGCTAACAAAAAGTGAATTTGTATAAGAAAGAAAACTTGCCGCAGTAAACCATGTTTCAGCATTATCGCTTGTTGGTTTACCAAATTTTTCCGCTAGTTCATTCTCGGATGTTACTAAAACTCTTTGACCAGCAGGTCCCCAGCGAAACACACCAGCAACAGCACCGGAAGTTGTGTCAAGTGAAGGAACTACGGTTGTTAGATCAATTTCAGAAACATTAATGCCTGGGCTGAGTTGAAAACCACCTCCGCCTGATCCAAAATTTTGTACTGCCATTTATAAATCTCCTTAGAAGAGTTCGTTATTATTTTCTTATAGTGTATTTATAAAAATAAGAATCAGAAGAACATGAACTCAGGGTTTGGATTTTCTACTAGATCTATGATTTCATCTTCTGGTTGACCATCTTCCATAAATCCAGTAGGCAGAAGATCTCTTTCTAATTCTTCATCGGTTCGATCTCTAAGTTTCATCAGTGTGTTAATATCGGTGAGATCCTTGAAATACTGCTGATCGGACATCCATCCAAATAGGACCAAACCCATAACTAGGTCATCATGGCAACCTGGTTCGGCTTCGTATGATGTTCCTTTTCTGGAGAATCTTGACAACTCAAAAATTGTGTCATGGTCATTGATGATTAACTGACGCTGCTCAATGAGCAATTTAAGCATAGAACAACCGATGGATTTTACCGTCTTGGTTGTTCTAACACCTCTGTCACTTGTAGCCGTTTTAGAAAAACCAGCAGAGATTCTCTTACCGCGGGCGCCTGCATTTTCGGTCTGAATCACACTTTCGCACTCATAATCAAAGTAAAGTGCATCTGCAACCTGTCCACCAGTGTCATTAATCTCAACTAAAATTGATGCCGAATTATAAAGTTTAGATATCTGAAAAATAGTGCCAGCATAGTCTAATGGAGTAACCATATTATTCTTGTATGTGCAGACTTGATTGTACGGCATCTGAGTAATGT